CTATGAAGTATGCTCCACAACTAACTCAAAATTTAAAATTAATTTATGAAGATGAGTTCCAAAGAGCATTATCAGAAGACGGTTCTGCATCTAGTACTCACATAACACCTAAAACTTATTACCCAGGAACCTAATGTCTAAATACGCAACAGGAAAACACTCAAAAGCAATTTCTGATCGATCGGGTATGGAGTTTCCATATAGAGAAATGGTTAGAGAATGGAATGGTGCTTTCGTTCATTATACAGAATTTGAACCTAAGCAACCACAATTAGAACCCAAAGGAATTGGTGGTGATGGTATCGCATTGTTACAAGTAAGACCTGACAGAACAGAACCAATTACAACTGTTATGTTACCAGAAGATCCTTTTACAACTTATGAAGCTGGGTCAAGTATTATAAATGTTTTTGCACCGGGACATGGTTTAACAAATAGCACAACATATTTATTTAGAGGTGCACCTACAACATCTCCTGGAACAGGCACTTCAACTAATCCTGTTTTTGCTTATGCATCAATTCCAAATTTCGATGGAATAACAGGAGCACAAATAAGTCAAGGATCTGGTTATGCTATAACAACAGGTCTTTATGATAATGATGCAAGAGTTACAACAGACTACGCTCTATCCAATTTCTTCTTCTTTACAGTTAATGCGGATACTGCTACAACAGGAAATATCAAAGGAGGAGGTTACGGTTGTTCCGTTGGACCTATAACAATAAGCGCATGATAAACAGAATTTGGAACTGGATTAAAAATATATTTACACCTGAAAAACAAGACCCTCATCTTGAAATGTATGAAGAAGTGAGAACAGACAAACAAGAAAAAATACGTAGAAAACACGGAGGAGAATCAGAGTAATGGCTTATACTTTAGCAAATCTACAAGATGACATTAGAAATTACACTGAAGTAGATAGTGATGTTTTATCTACAGGTGTTTTAAATACTATAATTAAAAATGCAGAAAACAGAATTTATAGAGATGCAGATTCTGATGATAATAGATTTTATGCTACTTCTCAATTAGTTACAGGTAATAGATACGTGACTATTCCATCAGATTTAAGATTTATAAGATATGTACAGTTAAAAGATAGTTCTGGAAATCAAGTATTTTTAGAAAAAAAAGATACAAGTTACATGGCAACTTTTTATGACACTCCAGACACACAATCTGGTTTTCCTAAATATTATGCAAACTGGGACGCAGAATTTTGGGTTGTGGCTCCAACACCAAACTCTACTTATGAAATTACATTAGCATATGTAAAACAACCGGTAAGTATTACTAATACAACTACTCCATCTGCAGCTCCAGCAGCCACAGCTGGAACTTATATTTCTAATAAATATCAAGATTTACTTTTATATGGATGTTTGGTAGAAGCATATGGATACTTGAAAGGTCCCGCAGATATGTTACAATACTACGAAGGATCTTTTAAAAGAGCTTTACAATCGTACGCGATCGAACAACAAGGTCGTAGACGCCGAGACGAATACCAAGATGGTGTTATTCGTACTCCTTTACAATCACCATCACCATAATATTAAGGAGATAAAATATGGCAAACGTAGTACCGTTTTCTTTTAAAGGTGAATTGATGTCAGGAACGCATAATTTTGCGAATGGCGGAGACAGCTTTAAAATAGCATTGTACACATCTAATCCTTACTCAACATCTAGCACAGTTGCTTTAACTACTAATGAAGTTTCTTCTGCAGGTAGTTCAAACTATGTTAGAAAAACTTTAGGTAGTCAGGCTGTTGTAGCCACAACTGCAACTACATCTGTAGACTTTGGAGATGTAACGTGGTCAAGCGCAACTTTTTCTGCAGCTTTTGCAGCAATATATAATGACGATCAAGGTGATAAGTTGTGTGTAGTTTTAGATTTTGGTGGAACGAAGACAGCAACGAATGGTGACTTCACTATTTCGTTTCCTGATCCTTCTACTGCTAGTAATGCAATTATCAGTTTAACATCGTAGGATTTTAAATGGCGTTTAAATTAAATGATAGGGTAAAAGAATCCAGTGCAACTACTGGAACAGGAACGTTTACACTAGGTGGAGCAGTTTCAGGTTTTGAAACTTTTGCTGCTGGTATCGGTGGAAGCAATACTACTTATTACTGTATCTTTGAAACAGGAACAAATAATTTTGAAGTTGGTTTTGGAACTTTAAATGGAGGAGCAAGTACACTTGCTAGAACTAATGTTATCTCCAGTTCTAATAGTGATGGTCTTGTAAACTTTGCAGGTGCAACAGAAGTATTTTGTACTGTACCAGGTGCAAAGATAGGTTTACCAAAACCAGAAGAATATGGTTCTTCATCAGCGCCAAAAATAATTACTGTTAAAGTTGCTTCTAAAACAGCGGCGCATCCATACTCAGGTCAAGGATCATCAAGTGCATATTATTTAGATGGATTAGAATCACCAGCAATTACATTTTCAGGTGCAGATTCATCTTACAAATATTATTACAGATTTGATCAATCTGATTCTAGTAACTCTGGACACCCATTAAGATTTTATCTAGACGCTGCTAAAACTACAGAATACACAACGGGTGTTACTAACACGGGAAGTTCACCAGCACCTGGATCTTCTGGTGCATACACACAAATAGCAGTTGATGTTAACACACCAAATGTTTTATATTATCAATGTTCTTCTCATGGCTACATGGGTAACTTTGCAAACGTAATATCAAACAATATAAATGGTAACTTAACAATAGGATCACAGTTAAGAATGCCAGACAATACGTCTGCTAAAATATTAGTTGCAGATGGTACAAGTTATCAAGAGTCAGCATTATCAGGTGATGCAACAATAGCATCTGGTGGAGCATTAACATTAGCTAACACAGGAGTTTCAGCAGGAAGTTATACATCTGCTTCAATTACTGTAGATGCAAAAGGAAGATTAACAGCAGCATCAAGTGGTGCTGGAGGAGTAACAGCAGGATTCGTGACGGCTATGGCCATTGCGTTGTAGTCAGAAATAGTTTATAAGGAGCAATATGGCACAAGATTTTGAACGATATATACAAAGAAACGTAGGAACATCAGCAGCAACTGTTCATACAAGTAATTCAGATGATGCAATCATCTCGATACGTTGTGCAAACACAACAACATCAACAATTAATATAGATGTATTCATCAATGATGGGTCAAACGATTATTATTTAATTAAGAACTGTCCGATAGTCAGTGGCGGATCTTTAGAACTAATTGACGGCGGAAGCAAAATAGTAATGCATAACAATGACGTGTTAAAAGCCAAGTCAGATACCGCGTCAAGTTTAGATGTATGGGCTTCTTTCGTTGATGCAATAAGCACGTAGGAGTAACCATGGCATATCTAGGAAACGCGCCAAAACAAAATTTAAATACCATGAACTCTCAACAGTTCAATGGTGATGGATCAACTGTAAATTTTACATTAAGTCAAAGTGTTTCAAACACTGCAGAAGCAGAAGTATATGTTGGAAATGTTAGACAAGATCCGTTTTCCGCTTACTCAATATCAGGTGGTACCACTTTAGCATTTACAGAAGCACCTCCTTCAGGCACTGCAAACATCTATGTAGTGTTCCAAGGTAAATCTACAGGTAGCATTAACCCTGGTCAAAACAGTATTCAAGCAGGAATGATTTCTGCAATCAATGGTGGATATAAAAACCTAGCAACAGTTTCAGAAGCAATTACAGTTCCTGCAACAGACAACATGATGTTATGTGGTCCAGTATCATTTACAGCAACAGTTACAGTACAAGGAACATTAACGGTAGTATAATATGGCAACATTATTTGTAGATAAAATAGACCCACAATCAGGAACTAGTTTAACAATAGGTTCTTCAGGAGATACTGTTGCTTTAACTTCAGGTGTTGTTCAAAGTAATTTAATGTATCCAGCTTTTGAAGCATATTTAAGTTCAGACCAAACTCCTTCAAATGGAGTGAATACAAAAGTTCAAATAGATACAGAAGTATTTGATACAGGTAATATGTATGACAACTCAACTAACTACAGATTTACACCAACAGTAGCTGGAAAATATTATGTTTATGCAAGTATAAAATTATATGGAAATGGAGATATAGAAGTCTCAAATACACATATATATAAAAATGGTTCATTATACAAAGGTGCTGTTTTTGACCCAGTAAATACTTCTAATTCTATGAATGCGTCAAATCTTTTTAATGCAGCAGTAATAGATATGAATGGTACATCAGATTATTTAGAACTTTTTGGATTAATGCAATCTGGTGCTAATAGACTTTTTGAGGCAGGTACAAAAAATACATTTTTCGGTGCATACAGGATAGGAAGT